GTTAAAGAGTTACCGAGAAGTTTTGATATGCTTTTGTTACAACTTGCACTATCAAAGGGTGATACTAATGTTCCCAAGTAGTCCTAATATAAAACTTGAGTTGTTAAAACTAGAATCTGTTAAAGATAACATAGGAAACAACAAGCTCTCACTAATAAGTAAAAAACAAGTTATAGGAATTAAAAAGCAAGTAACCTCAAAAGAATACTACGAAAGTAAAAAGCAAGAATATAAGGTAGATTTATCTCTTAAAATTCAAAGTTTCTTATATGACAGTAGTAAATATGTTGTGGTTGATGGTGTTATTTATTCAGTTGAAAGAACCTATCTTGCAGGGCAGTTTTTAGAACTATACTTAGTTGAATCAAAACTAAAGGTAAGTGATATCAATGGCTACGCTTGATAACCTAGCTGAATTGATAATGGATGAAGTTAGTAGTTATACTGATGAAGTTATAAAAGCACTTGAAGCAAAGCTTGATGAGACAGCTGACAAAATACTTGAATACATTAAAAGCAATGCACCAAGAAGCGGACAAAAGAATGGTCTTGCTGATGATTTTGTTAAAGCAGATGTTGGTAGTGGAGTTAATAAAACGATTGTTATATATGGGAAAGAAAAAGGTATGCTTGTCCATTTGATTGAATTTGGATTTATGCATAGAAGCGGAAAGTATGTAAATCCTAGACCGTTTCTTAGACCAGCATATGATGCGTTTACTCCTAAAATGTTAGAGGATATAAAGGTGATCATACGTGGTAAATAATCTTGAATATATTTATACAATCTTAAATGAAGTTCTACCTAATAATGTTTATTACGCTGTTTCAATAAAAGACAACATTGAATTACCAATTATTGTTTATCAGGAGCTTAACAAAAGAGGTAAAACTTATGCTGACGATTCATACCTATTAAAAGAATTAACAATTCAAATAACTTTAATAACACCTAACAAAAACATTCAATTAGAAAAAATGCTAGAAAACAAACTTAAATTATATGACATTGAGTTTCAAATGATTAGTGAGTTTTACATAGCAGAAAATGGATTATATCGTATTTATGAAATAAAAATGGAGGAATCAAAATATGAGCAATAAAGTAACATTCGGACTTAAAAATGTGCACTATGCTGTAGCAACTCCTGGTGAAGATGACACTTGGACATATGGCGAACCAAAGAAGCTAACAGGAGCGCAAGAATTAACAGCTGAAGTTATCGCTGGCAAAACTGATGTTTATGCTGATGATAGAATTTTGGCAACACTTGTTTCTAACTCAGGATCCAACATTACTCTAAAATTAACTGAAATTGATGACGATTTTAAAGTGGCAGTGTTAGGATATGAAAAAGATACAAATAACAACTTAATTGAAGTAGTAAATCATCGTAATAAGACTTTTGCACTTGGATATGAAATTCAAGGAGACGCTAAAGCAAGACGAATTTGGTATTTCTTATGTACAGCTTCACCAGTAAGTGATGCAACAAAAACAAAAGCAGAAAGCATCGAACCAAACTCTGTGACACTTAATATTACTGCAAGATCAATTGAAGTAGGTAATTTATCGGTAATTAGAACAATTGCTAAATTTGGAGATGCTAACTATAATAACTTCTTTACAAGTGGTCCTTCTGTTGGAACTATAGGTACTTAATATGGAAAAGACAGTTAAATTAAATGGCGAGGATATTAGACTTAAGTCCTCGCTTTTTACTATTATCGAATATCGTAGTACATTTGGTACTGAGTTATTTAGTGATGTAACTAAACTTGAAAGCAGTGAAAAAGAAGGAAATGTATCAGAAGTTTTAGAAGTGATATTTAAAATTGTTTATGTCCTTCACAAACCTTTCACTAAGAAAAGCTATGAAGAGTTTTTACAGGGCATTGATTTTACATTGCTTTCAGATGTTGGTGAACTTGAAAATATTTCACATACCATTGCAGAATTACTAGGCGGAAGTGTAAACAACGAAAGCCCAAAATAGAATCTCAAGGTGAGCACGTCACAGCAAATATAATTTATAATTTGGCTCATCTTGGGATATCCCTAAAAGATGCAAGATATATCGATATTGATGTTTATGTAGAATTAATAAATTTAGAACTAAAAACAATGTCAAATGAACCTGAGTCAAGAAGAGCTACTCAAAAAGATATTGATCTATTTTTGTTATAGATTAGGAGGTGAGTGTTAATGGCAGAAACAGTTAAAGGTATCAACATAAAACTTAGCTTAGATGGTAAGGATTTAGAAAATGAAATAAAGGGTATTAATAAGGATCTAAAAGAACAACAAAAAGATCTAAGAGCGATTAACGCAAACCTAAAATATGATAGTTCAAATTTAGAGCTTTGGAAAAAGAAACAAGACCAACTTAACGATATCTTAAAAGGTACTAAAGAAAGATTAGAAAAACAAAATGAGCAATTAGCCAAAGCAAAAGAAGGCTTAAAGCTTGGTACTATATCAGATGCTGAGTTTAAGAAGTTAGAAAGAAATATTGCCTATACTGAAGCAGACCTAAGAAGAGTTAATAGTGAGCTTGATAAAACTAAAGATAAAATGAAGTCTTTAGGCAATGAAAAGTTTGAAAATTTAACTAAGCTTGGCGGCACATTAACTAAGTCATTAACAATGCCAATTTTAGGAGCAGTTACTGCACTTACAGCACTTGCTACTAAAGGTGTTAATACAGCAGATGAATTAAAGAACACCGCTCAAAAGATAGGCATGAATGTTGAAGCCTTACAAGAGTGGAACCATGTGGCCAAACTTGCTGGAGTTGAAACCTCAAGTTTAGAAAAAGCATTCTCAAAAGTAAATAATATATTAGCGGATGTTGCGCTTGGTGATGTTAAATCATTTGCTGGAGTATTTCATGCTCTTGGTATTTCAATGGATGAAATTGAAGGTAAGACCACAGAAGAAGCATTTGATATCATTAGAGAAGCTTTAAATAAAGTAGAGGATCAAGCATTAAGAACAGCACTTGCTAATAATTTGTTTGGCGATAAGTTAGGTAGTGAATTAATCCCTATCTTAGGATTAGAACAAGACGAAATAGCAAGACTAAGAAATGAAGCAAGATTACTCGGTTTAATCACAGAAGAACAAATCGAACAAACAAGTGGATATAAGGATTCGCTTGATAGATTAAAACAGTCGACAACCGCTCTATCAGTGGAAATAGCATCAGTTATGATACCTGCAATGAGTAAGGTTGTAAGCATCCTTCAAGATAAAGTAATACCAGCTGTTAAAAGTGCAGTCCAGTGGTGGCAAAACCTAGATGATAGAACTAAAGCAATCATTGTTGCATTAACAGGACTTGTTGCTGCAGTAGGACCAGTAATAACTATTATAGGTAAAGTGGGACCAATTATTAAGACGGTATCAATTGCTTTTAAAGTATTAGGTAGTGCAGGTTTATTTGCAGGAGCCGGTATTAATTTCGCAACACTAGGAATTGGTGCTTTAATTGCTATTGTGGTTGCGGCTTTAATGCAAAGTGAATCATTTAAAGAACTATTAAAAGAGTTGTTTGATGTTTTCATGAAGCTATTAGAGCCTATTATGAAAATAGTACAAGTGTTAATGGATGCACTTAAACCAATCTTAGATGTTGTAATAAGCATACTAACAAGATTAATTGATTTATTAGTTCCAATAATTGATATGCTACTTAAACCATTAGTAAAACAACTCGAGTTTTTAGGAACTTTATTTGAAAAGTTATCTCCTTTAATTGAAATGGTCGGTAATGTATTAAATAGTGTTTTAGGACCAGCTCTTGATGTAATTGGTAAAATACTAGAACCAATCTTTAATGTTTTAGAAAAGATTATAAAATTATTTGAAAAGATATTTAATTTTGCTGGTGAAATTGGTGACAAAGTTGGTGGAGTATTAGGTGGAGTTGCCGATAAGATTGGTGGTTTATTTAAAGGAGTAACCGATGTTGTTGGTGGTGCATTTAATAAAGTGTCAGAGTTTGCAGGAGGAGTTGCTAACAAAGTCGGTGGTTTCTTTAGTGGTGTAGTTGGTAAAGTTAAAGATACTATTGGTGGTGCCGTTTCTAAGGTAGGAGATTTCGTTGGAACTACTACTAATAAAGTAGCTAACTTTGCGAAAAACGCTGTATCAAGTGTAGAAAATGTAGCTAAAAATATTGCTGGTGGAGTAACTGAATTTACTAATAAAACAAAGGAAAAAGTCGGTGGCTTACTTGGTAAAGTTGGAGGTTTTTTTGCTGATACATTTAACTTAAAGAAAAACACTCAAACAACTACTAATAGCACCTCAAATCAAACAACTAATAATGTCACAGTAAATACCTCATCATCTACATTTGATATTGATTCCATTAATAGAGCATTAGGAGGTAAGTTCATATGATAAGAAAGTTTTATATTGAAAACAGTAAAGGGCAAAAATTTGATTTCAGTTATTACAGTGGCTTTTTAATTTCAAAAATTACAGGTTTAGGTTTTTCATATAATATGAGTTACTTAAAGTATGATCATATATTTCATGGAGTTAAAAAGGATGAACCGCTAGGAGAGATTTCATTTGATATTATCTTTTTGAATGGTTATGAAGGGTATCAAAGTTTAATTGAATACCTAAACATCGAAACCACAAATTTAAAACTTTACTATACAACAACAGATACTAAGTTTGTTTATGTCGATTTTGTAAACTTATCGAAGAGTGAAATTGCTGATGGCCACTTAAAATCAACAGCTATTTTAAATAAGAAAACTTACTGGATAAAAGAAAGAACATTAATACTCAATTTAGATCAAACAATCAATGGAAAAATTTACCCCTATACTTACCCTTTCCTTTATAACCAAACAACCGGCGGTAAAGTTAGAATAAAAATTGGTGGCG